TAGAGCAAGCGTGTGAGCCATGTAACGAATCTAATCAATCTCGCCTATGTACAGATGTTACTGTGAAGATAACTCCAAACAACAACCCTAAACCATATTGGGTATCATAATGTCTATACGAAAAAGATCACGAAAACTTTATGAAGTTTCCCACGACGTTGTGACTGACACACACATAATAATTCCCGAGGGTTTTGGGGACATAAGTAAAAAAGAATTAGAATCTATGGAGAATACTGTGATGAAAAATAGGGACAAGCGCAGGGCTGCGGTAGAAAAAATAAGAGAACAGGCAGAGCGAGAACAACAAATTCTTGCAGACCTAGATAATGAAAGAAAGCCTTGGAAAACACAAAGGGATAAATTCAAGAACGGCGCGGTATCAGAGCAAATTGTTGTTGAGGATGGCGTTAGCCCACCACGGGAAAAAAAGGGTGGATGCAAAACCTGTGCAGCCAAGGGACTAAAGCGTCTCATCACTGGTAGTGCGAAGTTACTCAAGGCAGAGTTAGGGATTGATGGTGTCAGTGACGAGGTTTACGAAGAACGTAAAAAGATCTGTTTAGGTTGTGAAGAATATGACTTTGGTGTGTGTAAAAATTGTAGTTGCTTTTTAAGCGCAAAGTGCAAAATTGGTAATGAGAGTTGCCCTATAAATAAGTGGAGTGCTATAGATGGCAAATAAAACTTGGGTAGGTGGAACTACAGACTTTGAGAATGTGTGGGATCTTGCGAGTAACTGGTCTCCAAGTGGGATTCCTGCATCGGGAGACACTGTATTTATTGTGAGTGGTGACGTAGATATTACTGGCGAGGCTGTCAGTTCTGGAAGTGTAACTAGAATTGTGGTAGGGGCTAATTACACGGGATCAATTGGAACGTCTGCGTTGAAACTGGAGGTTGATTGTGCAGATCTGGATTATGGTGGTCGTGGTGACGAGGCACACTTCTTAGGGACATACACTACAGTCACTGTCCAAGAAACAGGGTCTGGTGATAGCGCGCTAAACATTTATGGAGATGGATCAGGTGACAGACTTACGACACTGAGAATAGTTGGTGGTCGTGGTGGAATAAACATAGACGGAACTTGTCAATTCAATACAGGTGCTGTTATAGATCAGATTGGTTCCAACAATGTGACGACTACTCTTGACAGTGCCATCACTTTTAATGGTACCTGTCAAGCGACAATAGATAGTGGGGTCTTTGTAATGGACGTTGCTATTCCCAACATAACTATGTTTGGTGGAACACTTGAATCATCGCTTGCCTCTGGAACTATTGCACTGTGGGAAATCTATGATGGCAGGGCTAAGTTCACACCAACTGCCAGTTGTGTGATCTCCCAATTGACAATGTATGGTGGTAACTTCGATACGGAAGACAGTACAGCACCATCCTTTACCATTACAGACTGTACGCTTTTTGATTCAAGTTTGCTAAATGAGAACAGTGGTTTGAGAAACATAACCTTCACCTCACCTGTTGAAATGGAAGGTGGCGAAATTAAGTATGACATAGGACGCACAGTGGTGATTACATAATGGCAACTACTACAACGATTGATGCAGCAAAGGACAACTATCTTGATGAGGGGTCTGTTGGTAGTAACAGGGGTACTCAAACCTATATTTATTTAGGGGCGAAATACCGCGCGGGTGTGTTCACGAAATATAACGCCATATTTGAATTTGACGTATCATCGTTCACAAACGCCACTGAAATATCCTCTGCCGTTTTGACGCTTGAATACATCTCGTCGATGGTTGCAACTACAACGCAGACCGTGACACTTGCAAGGCTCAACGAGAGTTTCAACGAAACATCATCCAATTGGAACGACTCGAGTACAGCGATAAATTGGACAGGGGGTAGTGGTGCTTGGGGTAACGCCGAAGCAACTGAGGCTACATATACATTTAGTGTTGGAAGTGGTGTATCTGAAGACGTTACTATAGACATTAAGGATCTCGTTGTTGATGCCATTACAAGTAGAAGTGGAACTCTTTTGTTAATTGCTTCTGTTGTTGGATTGCCAATGGGTGGGGGAAATGGCTTCACAAAGTTTAATTCTACTGAAGCAATTGCAGGGACTTGTTCTATTGATGTAGTGGTTGCAGACAGAATAGTCTGGGATGGTAGTGGTGGTGACGGCGATCTCTCAAATGCAAGTAACTGGGTCGGCGACGTAGCACCAACTTCTGGCGATCATGCTATTTTCTCTAATGGTTCTGTTGATGTAACCACTGGAGCATTAAACTGTGACACTATCTCCATTGGTAGAAAATACACTGGGAGTATAAGTGGTGTATCACTTATCGCTAAATACCTTAATATAACAACAAGGGCTAGTTTGGTTTTGGGGACATTGAACAGTGGGCAATCATTTTTGTGTCAAGTGCGAGTTAATGAATCAGCAGATCTATCTATGGGTGGGAAGTTCGACATAACTATCACGAAGTCTGTGGAAGAAATAGATCTATCTACGGGTGATGTGACAAGGATTGACGCGCATGGTCGCAACGCTTGGTTTACTGCCAGTGATGAAGTAGCAACTGTTCGTTGTACTGGTAGTCGAGCAACAATGGAGGACGGGTCTACAGGCTTGATTGCGTGTGATGGTGCCAGAGTTGTGGTTGAGGCAACAACCACAGTGAACAGTAACATCACGACATCTAACTCTATTGTCAGGATAAATGCGGAGGAGATCAACGACCTAGTGATCTACTCTGGAATTGTTTTGTTCAAGGACAATGTGGGTGCGCCAATTGAAGTAGGTCAAACAAAAATCTATAAAAACGCGACCTTAGACGCGAGAACGAATGGATCGACATTTAGCAATGATTCAGGGGACAATATAAACTTGTTGGGTGGCAAGTTGCTATTAGATGGGTCTACAAAGACGACCATCACTTAGGATTGATATGGCAAAAAAACAATTATCGAAACATGGAGCAACCGCGAAGTTTGCAGCATGGAGTTGTGTGCATTCCCCATATATTTGTGAGGACTCCAAAGCGTGGCTACTCAACAATCTCACCAACACTCGGGGCTTAACTCACGCTGTGATATTGGGCGATTTGTTTGAATCGTCTGCTGCCTCTGTTCACCCAGACGAAGTGAAGCACGAACTTGAGTACGAATACGAAGTCGCTGCGGGGTATCTCAAGGATGTGCGATCTGTGCTGCCTCGTAACTGCAAGTTAGTTTGGACGCTTGGCAACCATGACTACAACCTCAAATCCCCAGACCCCAGACGTATACCGCTTGATATAAGATCGCTATGCAACTGGAATAACCACTACGAGTTTGGGAAAGAGTTTCGGAGGTGGGAGCAGTTGCCATACATAAAGTCTGCCAAGTGTGTGTACTCTCTTGGCAAGGTGAAGTTCTATCACGGTTTCGACGCGGGTACAAACTCAGACGAGTTAGAGGGTTTGCAGATGAACTACATGACTGGTGGGGGCGCACACACGCTAATGGTTCGTGGTCATACGCACAGACCAACTGTCTCTGGATCACCAGTTCAATGTAAGAGATCTGCTAAGGTTCTACTGCCAAACTTTTTTGTAAATGTTGGACATCAAAGAGCGATGGATGCTAGAAGGTATCCCGAGTTCATGAAGAGGCGAGACACAAGCCAGTGGGGAAATGGTATGTTGTTGGGAGAGACTTTACTAAAAACTGGTAGGAACTCTGGCAAGTGTTGGAGTGCCGAGTTATTGGTTAGGTAAAACAATAGACGACGGTAGAAAAAAACCACCCAGTTAGGGTGGTGGTTCCTCATGGTGTCCATCTCCATGATTAGGCATACTTGCCATGTTTTACTGGACTACACGCCTTCCACTGTTTCAGGTTCTTAGAAGTGGCGAGAACTCCTCTCTGCAATTTATACAGACCAACTTGGTGGAAACTGACAGACCTATTCAAAAAGCGTAATAAACCGTGTTAAAAGGGTTGATAATGGCGTTGACAGGGTGTGGGCTTTCTGTTAATATCTACCTAGTTAGAGAACGTCTTTGAAAACAGAATACGATGCACGTCGATGTGGGACTGCCCCACGGTCGGCACGAAGGAACCCTGAAGGGTGAGATCAAGTTCTTGAGCCTAGCAACTCATTGACAGATTCCTGTCGGAAAGCCGCACACACTGAAACTTGATTGTGAACTGGATGATAACTTCAAAGCGTCGGGCGCAGGACTAGCCAAAGGGCTAATAGAGAGTTGATCTGCGACGAACGAAAAGGAGATAGAAAGTAAATAAAGCAAGGCTGTAACAGGTGTGTGTGGTCGTAATTATCACTATCCCGCCTGTGTCGAAAGCGTGTGTAGGTGCAATAATAACCTACGAATGACAACAGTAAGGGTAACTAAAATCGCAGATACCCGCCTTGCTTTCTGGGGGAACAGTAACAAGAACGAAACTAAAAACGAGAGGAAATTATTATGAATAAAGTAATAATAGACCTAGACAAGAGTACAGAGTCAGAACTACAAATGTTTGAAAGATTTAACAGCGACAGACAGACAACCATCGACAACTGGAAAAAGATGGAAGAGTTGTTGAACATTATCAAAGAAACAAAACCACTGAACTGTTGGGGTTGGGGTGACAATCTTATGCACATTTCCGCATACATAAAAGATTCACAAGAAAAAACAGAACAACTACCAACATACGTCTACGAGTAAATAATTCAAGAAAGGAATTACATTATGAATAAAGAAACAGCAAACCTCAATTTCAATTTTCAAGAACTCAGGGCAATGTCAGTGGCACTCAGTAGGCTCGCAGACACACTACCGCGCGGAAAGGATAGTCCTACGCTTTGCGCATCCATCACGAAAATCGACAGAGCGATTGAAGAATGTAAATTACAAGCCAAATGGAAAGCAGAGGACGCACACGAAGCGTTCTGCGATGAACATGGGATACAACTCCCTAAATGCTAAACAACTTTAAGTAAACAATTCTTAGAAAGGAATTACATTATGAATCAAGTTACAAAAACAGATAAATATACAGGAACCACAGAGACTCGAGTTAAGATCTTTTGGCAGTTTGCGAATGACAGCACCAAGGTCACGAGATCATGCTTTGGGGCAGAAGCCCAAGATTTTTCTTTTACAGTTATTGATAACAATTTCTTGTTATGGAATCATGAAAGCATACTCGATCAAGTTTATGCTGACCAAGGAAATAATCCAAGGGGTACAAAAGTTTTTGAGTGCCAACACTCATTGTCGGTCGGTGACGTTATTCAAATTACACAGGGTCTACCCTATGATGACTTTTGTACGATCTACATAGTTGCACCTGTTGGGTTTGTCGAAATAACAAGTGAGCAGTTCACACAGTGGCGAAAAACATCTCAAGAAGATCGCTCGTGGTTTGCTCGTAAGATTTACAAGGAAGGACTACAAAAATATGATAGTTAAAAAATTACCAACCGTAACACAGATTATACGTGCTAAGTTTTCTGGCAAGTCGCCAGAACTCGCAAGAATGATCGGTGTCTCAAATGTAACAGCGTGGTCGTGGCTCAACGGTAAACACTTACCGAGTCGCAAGTACGCGAATAAGATATGCAAGGTACTCGGCATAAGATTGTCGCGGTACATGAAGAGTTATGAGAATGACTGGGCTTTGTCGAGACAAACTCACACAGTGCCAAAGGATCTATTCACTCCATCGGTCGATCTTCCTAAACCAAATAGGGAGGTAGTAGAAGCCGAGTATGTAAAGCATAGTGAAGTCAAAAATCCTATCCATGAACGTCTAAATCATTTAGTAAACTTGGCAGAGACGCTGAGTAAATTGGATGGTGATGACAAAGAGATTTTGAAGTTTTTGATGAGGCACTCATCATGATTGTCAATCTCGATGAAAAAGATGCTACTCTCTCAATTGGCTCAACAGCATTTGAAGTAGTAGTTAGTTGTGAGGTCAGTGGAATTTACACAGCCTCGCAAGAAGGGACAATGAGAAGTGGGTCTTCATCGTATGAGGACTTGCAGGACGTTCCTGCTGAAGCCACTTTCGATGCAGAGGAGGCTACCTGTACGGTAGTCGTTCTCGACGAAGGTGGGATTGAGGTAGGGACATTAAAACTACGCGGGGTCGAATGGTTCGACCTCTTCTACGATGACGAAAATGTCATCGAACAAATAGACAATTCTTGAAAGGAATTTATTTATGTCACATGAAATTATGCAACACGATAAACTCGTCCTCGCTGAAAAAAAGGCGTGGCACGGACTCGGCACAGTTGTCGAGAATGCCCCATCGGTAAATGAGGCTTTGAAACTAGCGGGGCTAGAATGGGATGTTATCCAGTCACCTCTTTACACACTCTTAGAAGGTGAAGGTGGCGAGATGACAAGAATGCCCATCGAGTCCCATGTCGCAAATATGCGATCTGACAACAACCACTTACTGGCTGTTGTTGGCAAGGACTACAAGCCTGTACAGAATCGGCAACTAGGTCAATTCGTCCTAGAGGTCGCTGAAGATGCAGAGGGCGTAGAGATCGAATCTGCGGGTTCTATACGCAACGGTGAGAATGTTTGGTTCTTGGCTCGTGCAGGATCAATGATAACTGTTGGCAAGAATGACGAACTCCAACCTTACGTCATGTTCACAAATGGTCACACTGGCAAACTTAGTTGTTGGGTGGTTCCTACTTGTGTTCGAGTCGTTTGTCGCAACACTCATAGTGCTGCTGTCAAGGGACTGGACAAAAAGGAGCGAAGTGGTCAGGCGTTCAATTTCCGTCACACTCAATCGGTCGCTGACAGAGTGAGTGCTGCTCGGGGTGCTATTGTCGCTTCGATGAAGGGACTTGAAAATTATGGCGAATTTGCTAAGGCTGCTGCGAAGCAACAGTTCACTGGCGAGGTTCAGTTACGAGACTTCTTCATGGATGTCTACACGGCATCGTGGGGTAAGGTTCCAACTGAGATTCGGTCGAAGCAAGATCAACGTAGTTATGATCGCGCGGTGGACACAGTGTCCAGTTGGATCACCAACTTCTCAAACGAGAAGAACAACCTCGTAGGTATCGGTGGTAGTGTTTGGGCAGGACTTAATGCTGTGACCGAGTGGTCAGATCATGACAAGATCGTCCGAGCGCATGGCGGTATGAACCAAGTTGACGCTCGAGTCCACTCCAATTTGTTTGGAAGTGGTGCAGCACTTAAAAAGGTTGCTCATGATAAGGCTGCTGCCTTGATCGCAACACTGTAGTTAAGTTAGGTATGATGGGAGGGCGTAAGCCCTCCCATCTTTTATTATGGACAAAGAAAAGTTACTAAATCAAGTTAAAAAGGCTGAGTCTACCTTGGACGATGTGGTGGGAGAGATCCACACTATTATCAACGAAGGTGGTAGACTTGGTGATCGGATGCCAGAGGCTGTGAAGGCTGTCTTGGATGTCCACACAAAACTAATTGCCATAAGAATATGGCTAAGTAGAGAGGCTTAAAATGAAAATGAAAAAACTGGTGGGAAACCCACCTTCAGGAATCAACACGCGGAAATCTTCGACCTCCAACATAATAGAATCGGTGAACAGGTTGGGGGGTGGAGAATATATTGAAATCGAGTGTTCGTACAAACAGGCAAATGCCATTAGGCAAAGTATCTATCGCCATTGCCCCAGTAAAAAATGCCGAGTAAATGCTACATCGTCTGAGGGTGTGTATAAGTGTATAATCCATCGGCGTGACAAAGAAGAATGACAACAGGGTGGACTTGTCGATGCTGCCACTGACCAGTCGTGTTAAAGTAGCGATGGTCGTGGCAGCAGAGGCTCTGGATGAGGGAAATTTTGTAGAGGTCTCGAGATGGCTACGTCTCGGGGCAAGAGTGGCAGATGAAATTGACGACATAATTTTTGACGTAGAAAGGACAAGGAATGAACAAAACAAAAACGATGGAGATGTACTCTAGCATCGCATCAAGATTTTATGATCGGTTGGGTAATCCTCAATATGAGGTAAAGTGTAAAACGCGAGATGGCATGAGAAAACCAACTATCAGAGACGCAAGGACAAATGGTTGGGTGCCAAGTGTGACAACTGTTTTGAAGATGTTGAGCAAGCCAAGTTTGGATTATTGGAAGTCTACTCAACTCCTAGAATCTGCACTGACCCATCCCATGATCGGTAACAGTGACATACCAGTTGATGATCTAGTAGGGAATATAATCGCTGACTCAAATCAAGTTAGCCGAGAGGCTATGGAACTTGGGACTAAATATCACGACGAGATAGAGTTACTCATCGGTGATCGTTCTAAGGAGAATCTCGTAATCCCAGATGGGACGCGGGATTCACTCTATAAACTTTGGGACGAGATGAAACTAGAACCCCTGTATTTAGAAGAGGCTTTCGCTCACACGCTAGGGTTTGGTGGTCGAGTTGACTGCATCGCGGTATGTGATAGCAAGGATGCCATCGGTCACTGTGTGATAGATTGGAAGACCCAGAGTACCAAGAAGGGTCGCAAGGCTAATTGGTACGAGGACTGGTCACTACAACTCGCAGCGTATGCACATGGCATAGGTGAGAAGTTGGACAACCCTGATATATCTAACTCACATCTAATTAGCGTAATCATTTCGACTACTGAAATTGGTAGGGTCGAATATAAAGTTTGGGACAATCCTGTTGAGAGATGGAGATTGTTTTCTGTCGTGCTAGACTTGTGGAAGTCTACACTTGGTACTGGAACTGACTTATCATTTGAGAGGAATAACGATGAGCAAGAAACAAAAAAATAGTAATATGAAAATATGGGATCAGGTTTGCGTGACGAATCCTGATAACACTAAAGAGGTGAAGTTTGGTGCTAGACACTTCACAGCAATTGATGGGTACTCACAATTCCAGAAAGCCACTGAGGTGTTTGGTGCTGTGGGATCTGGTTGGGGTTGGGAGTCTAAAGTAATTGAGTTAGACCCTAGAACCATAACTCTATCGGTAAGGTTGTGGTACATCCACCCTGATGTGGAGGAAGCCTCTGAGGGAGATAAGAGTTGGATAGGAGAGGTCTATGGGTGCAAGTCCATCGGTGAAGGCAGGACAGATGAGGACGCTCCTAAGAAGGCGTTGACGGACGGGATCACAAAAGCGTTGTCCTATCTTGGGTTCAATGCAGATGTCTTCATGGGTAAGTTCGATGACTCTAAATATGTCAATGAGGCTCGTAAGAAGTTTACCCCATCGGTGAAGCCTAGACCAAAGGGCGAAGAGCCAGACATTAGCGACGAGATGCACGACGCAGTATCAAGGCTTCACGAATCACTAAAGGAATTTGACCTAGTTCGTCCAACTTCTGAGTTGGTGGGTTGGGTGAATAAAAGTTTCAACGACGTTTTCGATTGGTTCGTTGCAACTGCAAATGAGAGAGGTTGGAATGTTTCCACCTCAAAAATAGAAGAACTAAACCAGACAGTTATAGGAAAGGCAAAAGAACATGAACAGCGTAAATTTGATGGGTCGTCTGACTAGAGATCCTGAACTCAAAGACACAGGAAGTGTCAAGGTAATCAATTTTTCTGTGGGGTTCAATGACCCCTTCAACAAGGACAAGTCTAACTTCATAGACTGCGTAGCCTTTGGCAAAACAGCCGAGACTATCGGTGAGTATCTCCATAAGGGAGACCCCATCTACATGACAGGTAGGTTGCAGCAGGACAAGTGGAAAGATAAGAGTGGTGACAATCGCTCTAAGATCGTTATGAACTGCGAGAGGTTTTCTTTCGCACCCAAGTCATCGGGTAAGGGTGACATAAATGCGAATGATCGTCGAGATACTAGGGTCACAGAGCCACAGATGGACGTACCATTCTGATTCAAACAAATGAAAGGAAATCAAATGAATCAAATTAGAATAACTGAAAACATAAGAACATTTTTAGCGTACACGCTTGAGTTGGCTCGACGACTCAGTGTGGGGGGTTTAGGTGAGGTAGAATCGGAGGAGGACAGAGAGGAGATTTTTGAAATTCTCAAAATGGATCCCGAGACTGTAAGCGAGTATGAGTTACAGGAAAAAATCGAGGCTGCATCGCAAGGTGGCATGGATATATTGCTCGAGCGAATCTTTGATCGGGCAGAGGATCTTGGGGACGATAGATACCTCCTCAATTTGTCCAAGGGTGACGCTTTAGCCTGTATATCTTCGTGCCGAGCAGTAGTGCTTTCCTGCTGCTGTTCCAGAGACATGGTTGTATCTGCTACAAAAGATATGATCGGTCTGGACTTGACAAAAGTTCCTGCCGACAGCATTATCAACAAGGCTGCGACGGTAGCACAAAGTTTAGAGGATCTCTTCGCCTGTAGCCTAGACCATGACACCAAAAGGGAGTGGGAATCGGTGAGATCAATGACGGCTTCTAAGGCTCTCTATGAGATCGACGATCAACTGGGATCCAGTGAAGATGTATCGTAAATTGAACGTCATCGGTGGAGCCAATTGTGGAGAATCAAGAACAGTGTCTACATTTGCAAAACGTGTAGATATTCCACAGTATGACCATGTGGGAAACTACAGGTCGAATCAGGTATATGTTCAAGTGGGGGGTGTGCTTTGGTACGCTCCCCTGCTTGATATATTATTTGAGTTGAACTACGATTGGACGACGGAAAACAAAGGAGATGACAATGAAAATGTTACTATGGAGTAGGTTGTACATAATCTGTCCTGAACTGGTAGCAATGTGTCAATCGGCTCTTGCTTAGGGACACTGAACCCTTGATAATTTGGTAGAGTACCAAGGGTTCCTTTCGCGTTGCGGGGTAGTTTCGTTTCCCCTCGTTCTATCCCGCGACGTTTTTTTCTTTTCCTCTTTCTCCTCGTGGTGGTCTATCGGCTATGTTGCTACTAGATCACACTCCTTCCCTAGACTCCTGATCTAGGAGACCACCGCATGGGAGGAAAGAGAGTATACTTCTCGAGATCTAATTTTAGATCGACAATTAAACAGTGGGTACTATGCAACAGGTTTCAGAGATTGTTTATTCCTGTCTCACAAAAAAGCAGTCTATACACGATTGTCGTAAGATCATTTGTTGATCGGCTAGGTGGGCATCTAGGTGGGTGTCCATGACAAGTTGCGGAATCGGTGTTCAAAGAGTTCTGCCTAGAACAACTAAATCTCTTCATGGTCAGCGAGAGCGAAGAGTCTAGCACGAAGGCACAGCGTTGATGTGAACATCTCAAGCAAAGCATAGTAGATTGACACTATCACACTATGTGCTAGTTATGACCCACCGTCTATAAACAACTAATTCAAGAAAGGAATTTTTTTACATGGAACATTACGAAGGAATTGAATCGGTATCATCAACTGAAAAGTATGGTGTACGTGCTGAGGATGTGCAGAGAGTCTATGACGCTCTACCAAAACGAGTACGACGAGGACGCAACAGATTGAACAGTCTCATCAAGGGTGCGATAGTCTGTGTGTCAAGACAAGGCGAGGACGTAGACTATCTCATAGGGAAAATAGATACCTACTATCGGTCAGAGGAGGGGAGGGGATCATATCCAAGACTGGCAAACACTTGGCTACAGGATGAGGGGTGGGATGAGCATGAAGATCTCTGGAATCCTGATCGGGCAAGGGAAGCCAATAGAACAGATCTGCTTGGTGCAACACTTCATGGGGAGATAAGTGCCAATGCCTGTATTGAGCGAGAAGAATCTCTCAGGCAAAAGTTCATAGACTCTCACAGTGATGCTGAGGTGGCGAAGGCTGCCATGTCAATAGTTGATGATCGGTCGAATGGTTACAACTCAGTAGACGCTGTACTTGGTGCCACTCTTGGACGTATGCTACTTGCTAAAAAACTCAAAGAGGGGTAGACTGCATCGGTGTCCAATATAACTAGGGCAAGGTATAGATTGTACAAGCGTCGAAACAAATTCAACGCAAAACCAACAGAATACAAAGGTATTCGATACGACTCAAAGATGGAGGCTGCACACGCTGAAATCTTAGATAAAGATACAGGCGTTTTGTGGTGGTTACGACAAGTTGGCTTTGATCTTACGCCAGACCATCGGTATAGAGTGGACTTTTTAGTGGCTAGAACAGACGGGGAGTTATATGCAGTTGAGGTTAAAGGCAGAGTGACGGCTCAATCCAAAAAACACTTCAAACTTTGGAAAAAGTATGGCATCATGCCATTGCATATTGTATACGCAAAAAAAACAGAGGTAATAAATGATGGACTCGAGAGACTATCCCCATGAACAATTAGCACCCAGAGTCTACAAATTGGAGGGGGAGGTATCACACCTTGCCTCATCGGTGGATTCCCTAAATGGTTTAATCTCAGATCTTGGTGGCAAGATAGATGGACTCTCTAGCAGGGGGAGATTACAGCCCTCAATAATCATATCGGCGGGGGCTTTGGTAGTGGGTGTCATAGCGACGCTATCTGCATTTGTCGTATACACTAACCATGCAACAATAGAACCAGTCAATGTGAGGGTGTCTCTACTTGAGGCATCGGTGAATACAAATGAGAGAGCGATAATAGATCTATTGCAAAGAACATCTAAACATGAATAAATTAAAAAAAGATAAGAAGCACATAGACACTATCGCTAACTTTGTATTCGTCATTGGCATAGCAGCACTGGCTGTGACAATTCTTCAACTGACAGGGTGTACTCATCTCTTTGCCTCAGAGCCTTCTATCGGTGACACAACCTCCAAGGCTATCACTGGGGTAATTTCAACTGGTAGTTCCTTCTCGGTTCTACCCCTCGTTGGTGGTGTGTCTTGTGCGGGAGGTGTAGTTCTACTATTTATCTCTCAGGGCAGGAGAGGGTGGTTGCCTCTCATAGTGGGCATCGGTCTTGTAATTCTAAATAGTTTTATTTACGCATATATGCACATGATCGCAATTCCAGTAATTGTGATGTCTGGGTCAATCGGTTTGGCTTGGACTTGGAAGATAGTGGAAAAGTTAATTTGGGATGATGAAAACAATGGATGATTTTATTAGAGAATTAGTTATATTTGGGGTTGGAACTTTGGCGGGTGGGGTAGCAGCGTTGATGTACCGAGGAAAGATTTTTGGTTGGTTCAAAGGTAAGTGATAAGTGACAGGTGAACAGTTACCCAATCCCAACGCTCAGTCCCCGCACACGCAACGAGAGGACGATCTACGCATGAACGACCCAGACACCACGCCTACCCCAGAAACGACGCGAGAGGCTGCCTCTGTGGACGATCAACCCAAGGAAAAGTTATTGATCTCAGACCCTCGCAGAGCAGATCATCTTGAGCCATACAAGTGGAAGAAAGGCGAGAGTGGTAATCCTCTGGGCAGACCCAAGGGCGAAGTAAATTTGTCTATGAGGCTACGTAAACAATTGCTCGAGGAATTGCCCAATTGTAAAACAGATCAAGTTAAAGCAGACCTTGTGATTCTTGCGTTGGTTGAAGAGGCGAGGAATGGAAACATCCAAGCAATCTCAATGATCCTAGATAGGCTCGAGGGCAAGGTGACTGACAAGGTTGATGTGAGTGGGGCTGCTGTGATCTTCAATGTGATTGAGGCTAAACGTCCAGAGATTGTAGACAATGACGACAACTGAGGAGCGCGACATCATGGTGCTGCCTCAGCAAGCGAGATTCATTACGAGTAACTCGCGTGAATTACTTTACTCGGGTTCCTTTGCAAGTGGTAAGAGTAGATCAATTTGTCTCAAGGCTGTAATGAGAGCAAGTGTCAAGGGAGCAAGGGAGGGACTCGCTCGTAAGACTTTCAATGCTCTACGTAGATCTACTTTGAAAACATTGCTCGAGCCAGATGGTGGGCTGCCTCCAGTTCTACCAGAGGGATCGTATGTGTACAACAAGGCTGAAGGTGAAATACGTATTCGCGGTGGTGGCTCAATACTTCTCTTTGGCTGTGATGATCCCATGAAACTAGGTTCACTCAATCTCACTGGTGTAGGTGTTGATGAGGCTGTCGAATTGAGAGAGGAAGACTGGACGATGCTTAGGGGCAGAATCAGAATGCAAGTAGATGGTTTGTCTAATCAACTCTATGGGGCTTGCAACCCATCAACTCCATCTCATTGGCTGTGTGTCAGGTTTGGTCTTGGTGGTGGTCACGTAGCAGCAGATAATTGTGAGTCAATCAAAACCTCAGTACATGACAATTGGTTCCTAGATCCAGAATATGTATCAGACCTCGAAACACTTAGTGGTGTTGCGTACAAGCGATTTGTACTTGGTGAGTGGGTTGGTAGTGAGGGTCTTGTTTACGATCAATGGTCAAGGGACTTCGTAGTATCCAAGATGCCAGATTCATACGACAAGACTTGGATAGCCGTGGACGAGGGATATAACAATCCTGCCTGTTTGCTCCTGCTCAGTGTTAAGGATGAGAGATTGTATGTACGTCAAGAATGGTATGAGAGAAAAAAACTAGAAGCAGATGTAGTTAAGAAGGCTCAAGAATGGAACAACCTGTACAACCCAGAGTGTTTTGTTGTTGATCCTAGTTCAGCCAAGTTACGTGCTGCAATGCGTCATGTAGGGCTAGATGTGATTGAGGCTGACAATGAGGTCTACTCAGGTATTCAGGCTGTGGCTCGGTTGTTGAATAGAGACGAGAGTGGTGAACCATTCCTCTCTGTCCATCCAAGTTGCGAGAATACCATCATGGAATTTGAGAGTTATGAGTGGAAGGTCGATAAATCGAATGGGCAACTAACTGATAAACCCATCAAGAATTACGATCATGCCCTAGATAGTTTGCGCTACGGCGCGGTATGGCACTATGGGCTAGGCGTTACTCCTAGTATCAGAGTACCAAGTGATAAACAAGAAGCAATTGAATATGCGGGTAGAGTGGATTCTCGAGTATGGGAAGATGACCACCCAATGTGGAGATAGAATAAAATGAGTAGGTCTGATAGACGAGAATATCTAAGAGCAACTGTGCAGCCTTGGGAGGCTAGTGGCGTTAAGGGCATGAAGCCTAGACCCCACAACTACCTAAATCTACTTAAACAATTTGACAGTTGGATCTACAGTGCGTGTATGTATAACGCCCGTGGAGTTGCCAGTCAATCGTTGAAGTTATATGCTAGGAAACCTCGGGTCGCTAAGAAGAGCAACTTTCCCACACGGGAAGTTACGAGAAGCAAGAGAGCGTACTTGAGTGGTGATGGCGAACTCAAGCCTAGTAAGTCCGTGATGACAGCAATGGGTCATAACGCAGATGTGGAGGAGGTATTGGAACACCCTGTTTTGGATGTCCTGAAATCTCCCACACCCTTCATGTCTGGGTATGACCTATCTGTCTTGCGGATGTTGAATTTGCAACTCACTGGTAATTGTTATTTACATCCCATCTTCAACGAGGCAGATGTTCCTGCTGAATTGTGGAACGTACCTAGTCAGTGGACTGGCGTAGTCCCAGATCGTGAAACCAACATGGTGGGTGGATACGTCTATGGGCAACAACCTAATCTAATTGCCTTTGAGTTAGACGAGATCTTGCACAACAAACTACCAAACCCTCACGACGAGTTCTATGGTATTGGTTGGGTAGAGGCTGCTGCTGATGCTGCGACTCTACTACGTAAGATGGACTCGTATGAACACGCTTTGTTTGAACATCATGCTAGACCAGACTGGGGATTGTTCCTAAACGAGAATCTAACTGACAAGCAGTATGATCGAATCGAGAATCAGATCAACACCAAACTCAAGGGAAATAAGAAGAGTGGTAAGCCATTCTTGTTTGAGGGTGGCATTGATGCCAAGCCACTCCAGTGGACACCGAGAGATCTCGCGTTTGATTCTGGAGAGATGCGTAAGATCGAGAACATCGCTGCTATCTCTGGTGTGCCAGTGAGTATGCTCAAAGCAAACGATCCCAACTTGGCTAGTGCTAGAGAGGGTAATCTTGGTTGGTTACGTAACACGATTCAACCCTACTGTGTGAGTGACGAGGAATATCTAAATAGAACTTTCATATCGCTATTTGGGAACTATGGTGAATCATTGTTCCTAGCGTATGACAATCCAGTACCAAGTGATAAACAGGCTGAGTCTCAATTGTTTGTACAGGAGATCTCGGCGGGTATTCGTACACGTAACGAGGTGCGAGTTGAACTTGGTCTTGAACCTATCTCGGGTGGCGATGAGTTGTTGATCCCTAGTGGTCTGATACCTGTGAGTCAAGCGGGTCAAATGGGTATGCCACAAATGGGGATGCCTCAAATGGGCAAGCCTCAACAACTCCCACTCAAGAGCGAGACTCCTAAACAGCCTGAGTTAAACAATGTAGAGGGTCAAGAGAGATTTGATGCTGCTAATAAAAACAAGAGCCTAGTTCCAGATATTGTGAAATCGTGTCAGCGTGGCGAGTTACCTCGAGATGCTGCAATCGCACAGTGTCAGATTGTTGGCGGTCTCACAAAGAAAGAGGCTGTCGCTGTTGTTGGTAGTGCGGGAAAGAAGTCGGCTACTGAGGCGTACTTTGGAACACCAGAGGAGGCTGAATCATTTGGAGAACGAGTTGGTTTGACTGGACACCACACCATGAAGGTGGGTGAAGATGTCTACTACATGGCGGGTGAGGATCACGATGTGTGGTTAGCGTTTCAGATGGCAGGAATAGCAAGTGCCGAGAAGGGTATGAAGGCAGGGTTTAGAGAGGCACAAAAGCGAGACACAAATGAAACAATTAGAGTAGGACACCGAGATGACGGAACAAAACCCAAAAAAGAACCAACCAAAACTGGAGCGTCTACAATTTAAGGTAGACAACAATATGAGTATTGATGAGATGGTTGAGTCGATCATGTCTCAGATGCCCAAAGCAAAAGATGAACCTAAAGAGAGTCCCAAGCCTAAAGATTGAATCTAGCCTCCTTGTACTAAAGGCGGGTTATCGTGATTCGCAGAAGCGAGATCCTGATACGGGTATGTGGTCTAATGGTGGAGGTGGATCTACTAAGAAACCTAAGACAACCAAGCCCACAGAGAGCAAGGAGTTTAAGTCTTGGTTTGGTGAGTCGAAGGTTGTTGGTGAAGATGGTGAACCGTTAGTTGTTTATCATGGGACAGACCAAGACTTTGACGAGTTTGATGATGCACTCTCGATAGGTGGTCAGCATTGGTTTACAAGCGATAGGTCAAAAATCGAAAAGGGTGAAGTTGGTGCATCGGGAACAGGCAAGATAAAGGATGTGTATTTATCTCTAAAAAACCCTGCGGGATGGGATGAGTATGATAAGTATGTATTAGATGAACTTATCTCTCTTGGTTACGATGGGTTGATGCTAATAGAAGATGACCAAACAACATTTGTTGCGTTCGACCCCAAGCAAATTAAATCAACAGATAATGAGGGTACTTGGAATCCAGACGACCCAAGATTAACCAAGTCCATCTCCTTAACTAACTTCGCAATAAAAGCAGGGTACAGAGAAGACCAAGCCAGATCTAGTGAGACTGGACGGTGGACAGATAGTGGTGGGAGTGCAACCAAGAAGCCTAAGAAGGACAAGGAAAGTAGGAAACCATATAAATGGAAACCCGACGGTGAGCCACGACCCGAATCGGGACTCCCTGACCGTATGAAGGGGGATTTTAAGGGAAACAGATACAAGTTTGAGGTTGAAGACGGGAGAATTGGGGAAGTCGATATTTATGAATACGACTTAAACCCTCCCGCCGAGTTTGACAATAATCCCTTTAGGGAAGCACAACAACAAGGAAGGGTGATGGAGATGCACTTTGCTGTTGAAAGTGTAGGCGAGGGTGGTGAGATGGTGGGAGAAGATTTTGTGCCTGAGATGGAAATGAGTACCTCAATCACACGGGGCGGTGATGCGAGGAGGATTTTTTCTACGGTATTAGATGTAGCAAAAGAGTCTATAAAGAAAAACAAACCAGACATAATTCTGGTTCATGCCGAAAAGGAATACGATGCTAATTTTAGTCGTCGGCGTGGTGGATGGGTTGCAGGAAGCAGAATTAGCCTTTATGAAAAATTTATAGAACGATACATGGACAGGTTGGGTTATACTTACGATGGTCGCAGGGTGGACTTGGATAACGGCAGAGTTGTAAGGATGACTTTGACAAGAGTTGGGTTTGAGCGATACCCAAAGGGACACTTACTACACCCAGACTTTAACAAGTCCCTCTCCCTAACTAACCTTGGGTTAAAGGCAGGATACAGGGAAGACCAGACTAGATCTAGCGAAACAGGTCAGTGGACTAGCGAGGGTGGATCTACTAAGAAACCTAAGACTACCAAGTACGATCCATACAAAGAGGAGTCGATGGGGTTTGTGCGTAGCGGGTCTGCCTATGATATTACCACGGGGAAGGAGTTTGAGGTAATTAAGAATCCAACACCCCAAACCCTTAATGAATTACAATCAGACGCAACCCTTGGGATTCGTGGTTGGATAACTGGCGAGGGGGACTTGGTGGCGTGGGATGTAGTAGGTGGGCTACACTACGATGTACAAAAACTGATGGGTGAAGACTGGAAAGAATGGGGTAGTGGTTCAATCCCTATTTACTTCTCTGTACAGGATGGTTTTATTGGTGTTGTTGTTGTAACGGATAGTTCTGAGAGAACAAGGTGGCATGAAAACCCAGAAACAGCAGAGGCGATAAAAGACGCATTGCACCTTTGGACTGACCCTTCATGGGGATTAGACATAGGCTACTACAATGAGGCGATTGTCGGTGACTGGGAAGACTTGCCATCGAAGTCCATCTCTCTAACTAACTTCAAACTAAAAGCGGGGTACAGAGAAGACCAACAACGCTCAAGTGAAACAGGTCAATGGACTAGCGAGGGTGGTAGTACCAAGAAGCCCAAGACTACCAAGCCTACCGAGAGCAAAGAGTTCAAAGAATGGTTTGGTGAATCTAAACTCCTTGACCATGAAGGAAACCCTAGAATTATGCGTCATGGGTCAAACTCGACAGACTTCTCTGGGGACTTTGCGTTTGATCCCAAGGCGATAGGTAGTGGACATGACGAGGGCTATTATGGGAGGGGCTATTACTTTGTTTGGGGTCGCGGTGAAGCGTCATACTATGGAAAGAATGTTGGTAACTTCTATCTCAAGATGGAAAACCCTTATGAACTTGGGTCTGGTGGTGGAACAATCCAAGATAGTTTTCTCCACTGGACGGAAAAATTTGAGAAGTTGGATGAACCAAACCTGTTTAGTGATAAGGCTAGAAAGACACTCAGCGTTCATAACGAGTTGATGTCGTACATGGACGAGAACGCTACCATAAGCGAGATGAATAAAGGGGGGTTTGTTGTAGAGGTGGATCATCCAACTTTCGGCAAAGAGTCTAGTTGGGGGCAACAAAAATGGATAGATGGCAAGTTGGAAAGTGTTGGACACCCAACAGTTAAAGAAGCAAAACTTCATGTTGCAAATAGATATATTAAAGATTTGGGGTGGAAGTCGCAATCAGAACGCGATGATGGTAGTGGTCTTGCATTCCCCAAACTCGCTAAGTATGAGGGTGTTGAGTATCAATCCCTAACTGACTATATGAGAACAGCCGAACACCCTACCAAGTTCGATATTGATGTCCCCAGAACGCACAGTATGGCGAGTCAACTGACACATACACTAAAAGAACGGGGATACGATGGAATAATTGTAGGTGATCTTGATTGGACTGACCGTGGTGGCAAAGAACCCATGTCTCACTATGACGAGGTTGTTGTGTTCGATCCATCGCAAATAAAATCAGCAGACAATAATGAGGGCAGTTTCGATCCAAATGACCCACGGGTAAACAAGTCACTCACACTAACTAACTTCAAGTTAAAGGCAGGATACAGAGAAGATCAAGCCAGATCTAGTGAGACTGGACGGTGGACAGGTGGCGGGGGGACTTCTGCTCCAACAAAAGAATCTAAAATAGACAAGTTAAAAAAACTCGTTGACACTGAGTTAGAGGGTTCTGTATACCAACAAGGTACCACACCAGAGTATGAGAACGAGCGAGGTATTTTCATTAAGGAAGACATAGACGAATTAAGTGATCTGAATAAGAAAAACTTTGGGTGGGGTACGAGAAATAATGAGATACAGGGATACTTGGACTCATACGACAAACAAATACCACTGTGGATGAGCATGACAGAAGATGAGATGGGTGCAATGAAGTCTTATTCTCAGGAGGCGTTTAAGGCTATGTCGGACGCTCTTGTGGGTGAGGGGTCTGGAGAAACATCAATATACTATGCACTAAAGGCGAAAGACCTTCATGCTGTTATTTCACGCGCACCGAAAGTAGACGCAACACTTTACTCTGGAGTTAATCCTGAACACTACTCTTCCGAAACTTTGTATCAAGAGGTGGACAGTATGTGGAACTCAATGATTCCTGAGGGTTCTCAGGGAACAGCAGAACAACAGGTTGAGGTGACGAAGTTTGTGGCAAGTCAAATTGAAAATCATTTTCGCTCTAAAGGCTTCGACTCTTTGATGCACAGACCAAAAAGGTTTTTTAGTATGACCACAAGTCAAGGGTTCGCAAAAGTCTGGAGTGCAGGAAGTACCACTCAAAACCAAATAGGGACAGGAAGACTCCCAGACACAGTTATTAGAATCAAGAAGGGTGTTAATCGAGGTCTTGTCACTCGACCATTTATGGAAATAAAAAGCGAGTTTGAAGTGATTGGTGGTGCGTATCAAACAAGGTTGGTTTTTAAGGGTGTTGAGATTGATGAATCCAGTAACACCATATACATAGATATGTATGACATGGACAAAGAGATGGGGAGTATGTAATGGATAATGGTTTAAGATTTCTAATGACACCTGAAATTTTAGGTGAACCCATGCCTACTGAAACTCTCTCGGCTAAGTCTCTATCTCTAACTAACTTCAAACTAAAAGCGGGGTACAGAGAAGACCAAGCAAGATCTAGTGAGACAGGTCAATGGACAGATAGTGGTGGATCTGCAACCAAGAAGCCTAAGAAGGACAAGAAGACTTCTTGGGTAAAACAAAACAATCCTGTAAGGACTTATGACAATCGTTATGAGGTGTGGCTACCAGACGAGTATTTTGGCTACGATTGGAAAATAAAAGACGGTACGCCAATGTTTGTTTCAAGTGTTGACGCACATCGGTATATGGAGCAACAACAAATTGATCCTCTTGGAGAGTTTGAGGAGTTCCCAGACCCTACGAAGGTCTATGTTGATGAAGAATATCTTGAGGAGGCTTCTGCGCGTGGAGACGAAAACCCCATAACAAAGACACATGATAGAAACAACAAACCTGAGATCAGACATAGACCACCAACACTAACTGACGCTGTTGAGACTGCCGTAGCAAAAGCAAAACAAAAACTTAGGGCGAAGCAACAGAGAACCCCTGAGTTCAAGAAGTGGTTTAATGGCTCAAGAGCAGTTGACGACAGAGGTGTGCCACTTGTCTTGTATCATGGCAGCGACCAAACATTTGCAGAGTTTGATGCAAGTAAGATAGGGCAAAGGACTGAAGTAGATGGTCACAAATACGCTCTTGGGTTTCATTTTACAACAAGCCGAGACGAGGCGGGAGGGATATACTACAACGAAAAAGAGACGGGGAATAGGGTGTACGAGGTCTACACATCAATCAAAAATCCATTTGTTATAGATACCGAGGACGATCCGAGTACCTATGTAGACAACCCACAAAACAAGACAAAGATAATGAGGGAGTTTGTTGCTGCAAAGAAGCGGGGCAAGCCATACGACTCTATCATGGTTCGCGGAAGAAACCCGTACCATGAATGGCAGCCAGATTCTTCGGAGAAGATTACTCATGTCATCGCATTAGACCCAACACAAATAAAATCTGCAATACATAATCAGGGTACTTGGAATCCAGATGATCCCAGAATAACTAAGTCTATATCCCTAACTCAACTCAAGTTAAAAGCAGGATACAGGGAAGATCAACAGCGTAGTTCAGAAACTGGTCAATGGACTAGCGAGGGTGGTAGTACCAAGAAGCCTAAGAAGCCCAAGAAGGAAACACGCAGGACTCTGGAGGAGGAGATCCACGCTAGGGGTGGGGAAATGGATGAGGACTTTAATTATACTGGTGAGGACGCTGTTGATGATGACGTTGCGAGAAATCTTAGGGAGTGGGAGAACCCAGACTCGGATCGCGGAGACGAATTTTACAAGGGTTCTACTTCTAATCAAAAATACAACGACAACATCTATGACAGACAGCGAGACTATATGTTGGGTCTTATAAAATGGCAACATCTCCACGTGGGTTACTACACAGGCGATTCTTATATTGGGTTTAGCAACGCAACAACCGATCCACTGTTTTGGGAGTGGCAGGGGGGTGATGAGTCGGCTTATGATAAAATACCCGAAGGTCAGCAATTTAATTATACGGGCGCACAGGTGTTAAGGAACATGATTGAGAAGTCCCCAGACATATCCGAGGACACGGTTCTCTACTCAGGCACAGGTGCAGAACACTTCTTGGGTGATTTTTCAGCACTAGAGGTGAAGACGGAATACGGGAAAATGCTAGAAGAAGAGTATCAAAAAATTGGAGTAGACTTTGAGGAAGCCGTAGATCGTATAAGTACAAAGAAGCAGTTTGGCGAACAAGGTTATGTAGAGGCAAAAAGAGCAAGTAACCTTATGGGACATCGAGTTGCTGCTGAGATAAGTAAGAATATGAAATACAAGGGTGAGTTGTCGCCAAAGAGGTTTTTGTCTACAAGCGTTGACTTTAGACAGGCTTCATATTTTTCTGAGTTGGGTAATGTCGAACATGATGCCATGTACTCAACTGAAACTCGTTATGGTTCGGGGGAGGGGCTTGTCCCCATAGTTGTTGCTAGATACAAAGGGCTAAAGAAGGGACTAGGTATTGCTCCACTAACAGCAACGAGTAGGCACGTTAGTGAACTTGAGGTTCTCATTGGCGGTGGTACAAACAAGATGAAGTTTGTCGGTGCATCGTATGAAGAGGAGAAGTTTACATTGCGTGGGAAAACCAACCACGGAGTTGTCTATGTAGACTTTGAGGGGGTAGAATGACCGAGGTTAAAAGCAGATTTGTGTTGACAAGAGAGTGGCTTGACTCGGGTATAGAAAAACCCCTCTCGGCTAAGTCACTCTGGTTAGAGAACAAGAATTGTCATTGTCACGGTGTGAAGGCTATCTCGCTAGATGGCTCCATTGACGCAACATTCCCACACGAAAACTTTATCACACAGATTGTCCAAGAGATCATAAAGGGTGTAGTAGACAAGGTGTCTAAAACAAATGTAGTTAGCCCAGAACAGATCCTACAGGAGTTTTCTGTAGAAGAGATAACTAGAATAATTCAACCCACTGTAATGAAGTGGATGGACATAGCGATCACCGAGGGTGGGACAACTTCACTAGAGTCGTTAGGGCTTACAGGTGTTGATGCTACGTTTGGATCTCAGATTCCCGAGATCGCAAGTTTTGTAGATCAATATGCTGCAAGGCTGACTACAAATGTTGGAACCCTTATGGAATTTGACCTAAAGGAAATTGTCCAAGAAGGTATAGCAAACGGGGACTCCCTGCATGAACTGACGTATAGAACACAGTTGTGGGCGGGAGAGTTAGTTGCTGATCCAGAATCCTCTGCTATCGCTCGACAGGTTGGGGTTGTGAGAACAATTCCACACAGGGCAGAGTTGATAGCACGAACTGAAATGAACAGGGCGTACAACGCGGGTAGGCGAATGTCTTGGTCTACTGTTCCAGATGTCGTCGTTGGAAAGTATTGGGGCGTGTCAACTAAGCCGTGTGAGTTTTGCGCTGCTGCGGGGGCAGCAAGTGATCCTACAATCACAGGTCGGGTAGTACCATTAGATGAACCCTTCTTTCCGTTGGGACATCCTCTTGTTGGTACAAGTGGTGGAACGATGATTCTCAACTATGAAGAGATCCAGAGACCACCACTACATCCTAATTGTCGTTGTAGCCTGATGCCTGTAACTAGAAGTGAATTAAAAAATATGGGGCTAAGTGAGGCTGATATAAAGCGAGATACAAATGAAAACTAAAACAGCAAAAGACTTTGGGTTGAAAGATGGTATGGCTCTGGGGTACAAGACGTTTGGAGTAGATGAGATGGAGGTCTCAATACCTGAACGAAGTTGTCTAGCCACGATCTCCACTCTAAGCGTGGACGAAGAGGGCGAGAGTGTCCTTCCAGATGGGATCCAATTAGATCGTTTCCTGAAAACTTCTACCGTTTTTTACAATCACGATTATGCGGATCCAATCGCTACGTGTAAGTGGGTAAAAAGAACCCCCAAGGGTCTCGAGGCGTTGACCATATTCCCAGAGCGACCCGAAGGGCATGAGGGCGAGTGGAGACCTGACACCATCCTTGGACTCGTCGCGTGTGACCCACCGATCATTCGTGGTACAAGTATCGGCTTCGGTTATATCGAAACCCGAACCCCTACGCAAAAGGATCGAGATACGTTCCCCAATACAGGGAATAAGTTAGAACGAGTGGTTTCTAAGTCACGCCTTTTAGAGTATTCGATGACAGGTCTGCCAATGAACGAAGATTGTCTAATTACTGCTGTACGAAAAGGGATCTTGACGGAGGACTTTCGGTTAAATGTAGATACTAGGGATACCCCTACACTTAATCTCAACGTCGCTCGTCGAGTCTTGCCCATCGCGCAGCCCACCATGTCAATCAGGGCTTCAAAAACCCTTTCGGAAATGGTGGAGGACGAACTTGACATTCTCAAAGGTAGGGTGTATTCTTAACTATATCTGTTTAGCGTCTGACGCTAACCACCTTGAGCCGAATGCGTAAGCGAGTCGGAAAGACGGTTGAAGTCTGTGTCGCGGTTTAATTTTAATCGTAATACTATTCTACTTAGTAGAAGGTGGTCAATATGAAAATAACAAAAAAGAGTCTGATCGCACAGGTCAAAGGACTCACAAAACAACAATGTAAACAATTGGGTGTGGATAATCCATTCCCCGCAGACGCTCCTGAAGAGGGTGCTGAAGCGAAGGCTGCTCTTGAAGCATGGCTTGATGGTGGAGTCCTCACAGATGAAGAGGGTAATCCAATCGACCTAGAATCTATGTTTGGTGACTCAGATAGTTTTGAGTTGACAATCAACCGAGCAGCAGACGAAGAGATCCCAATTGGTGATGCAATAGACTCAACAGTAGATGCTGTCAGGGGTATTGTTCGTCAACAAGTTAGTGGTCAAAAATCTGTAGGAAACAAGACTATGACACGGGTAACAAGCGGAAATCTGCGAAAGCGTACAAAGAACTTTGAATCTGACGAGGCGCAATATCGCTCAGGCAAATGGTTGGCAGCAACTATCTGGGACATTCCTTCGGCACAAAAATGGTGTGACAATAACTCTATGCCTTGGGGTACGAAATCTCACGTTGGATCTACTGATAGTGTTGGTGGTTATACGGTTCCAGATTTGATGTCTGATGCCGTTCTCTGGGTAAGAGACCTCTACGGTATTACACCAAGAATCGCTCGACACATGACGATGGATTCTGACACACTGGATGTTCCAAAGCGTGACGCAGGACTCACTGTTTATTATCCCAATCAATCTAGTGCTATCACTGAAAGCACTAAGACATTTGGTACTGAACAACTCGTTGCTGCTAAACGTGCAGTTCTATGTGCGTACAGTTCTGAAATGGGTGAAGACTCAGTAATCTCAATCGCGGATGATCTTGCCGAGGAAATCGGGATGGCTCTAGGTTTGAGAATGGACACGGAAATGTGGTCGGGTGATGGAACCAGTGCGTATGGTGACGTTACGGGACTCAAAGACTCTATGGGTAGCGCGGGTCAAGTAGTAGGTTCTGGCGACACTTGGAGCGATCTTACACTCGCAGACTTCAACAAGATGGTTGGGGCTTTGCCAGAGAAGCATCATCCAAATGCTGTATGGATTTGTTCACGTGCCTTCTTTGGAACTGTTATTCAGAAACTCGTATACGCGGCGGGTGGTAACACTGTTGATATAATCCAAGGTGGAAGTTCACAGCAACTCTTTGGTTATCCAATCGAATTTACTGACGCATTGCCAACAACAACTGCGACTGGTGCTAATAACTGCGTCTTTGGTAACTTCAATAACGCCTTGTTGATGGGCGATAAGCGTTCTGTTGAAATCTCAACCTCAGAGCATTACTCTTTCAACTTGGATGAAATTACAATTCGCGGTACATCTCGTTACGACCTAAGCGTCGTTGATGGTGGTACTGGAGGTGTTATTGGTGCATACGTAGGGCTAATGACCACAGGTTAATAAGTGGTTGTTTAGGAAGTTTATTTTCGGTGTGATGGGGGGAGACCCTCATCACACCTTTATGCAAGAATTGATACGGGTAAAGTACGTAGAAGATAGCGACGGATTTGTAGCGGGTACAACTGTTACGATGAAGAAATCTAAGGCTGATATGTTGATTAGCCGAGGTATAGTAAAGATGATCGACCCACCTAGCAGCATCACTAATAAGTCGTTTGCTGATAAGCAGGACTTAATTAAGAGGGTATAGCAGCATGGCTGTAGATAGTTACGCCTTAACGTCAAGGGAAAATTTCAAGACTTACGCGGGGATCACCACAACGGATGATGACACGCTCATTGACTCGATCATAGATCGTGCCAGTGATAGGATTGAAACATTCTGTAACAGAAAGTTTATGACTAGAGATTTTTCAGAGACCTATGATGGTGGTGCTGAAACTGTGCAACTTCGCAATTATCCCGTAACCTCAGTGGAAATTATATCTTATGGTAAAACGGCTGCTATCACCGTTAGTTCTGCAACTTCTACAGATCTACGGGCTACGGTTGAGGTGCAGGATGACAGACTTATACTGTCACGATTCGACGAGGACGGAGCAGAGACATCTACAGCACTTACATACGCCTCATACGCGACCACAGCGTCGCTCACAACGGCGATAGATGGGACAACTGGATGGAATGCTACGAAGGTCAAAGACGTTCTCTCAATAGATCTGGTTAGGTCTGGCGGGGTGTCAGTTTTGGACAACAGTGGGTCGCTATATTTTTTAGATCCACTTGATTCGGAGTATGGTGTTGCTGAGGATACTGGGATTGTGTCTCTGATGGTAAGTTCAGTTGATTGGCGGTGGGGGGATTTTCCACGCTCATCACCGAAGTTTTCAAATGGTAAGGATAATGTCTGGGTCAAGTACACGGCGGGTTACTCATCTATTCCAGATGACTTAGAACAGATCTGTTTAGAGGTAGCCCACAAGATGTATCACGCGAGGAAGCACGATCCAAGTGTCGCCAGTGAAAGCCTTGGTGGTTATTCTTATTCAAAGAGTTCGGTGTCTGCAATTCCTGATGAGACAAAAGAGGCTTTGATTTTATGGAAGAGTTATTATTAAATGACGGTAACAAGTATGATCTCAAGGCTCGGGAAAACCGTAACAATCAAGCGGAAGGCTGTTACCTTTGATGACTGTGGCTCGTACATAGACACGTTCTCAAGTCACTTAACTAGCGTGAAGGCTGCAATTTTTCCTATCTCCCAATCAGACATCATGGAGTCGGGTAGGGATCATACCGTGGGCATGGCAACAGTCTACGTAACGATGGGTCAGGATATAGTCGTGGGTGATGAACTTGAATGGGTCGATGGATCAACAACTCGGTCATACCAAATTACTGGTGTTACAACTATGGCAGAATTAGCGGTAAGCGACCACATGGCGGGGATGGTTCTTAGTTGTGAGGAGCAGGGATGAGTAGCCTAGAAACATATACCTCTGTAAATTGGGAGGGGGAAAAACTCAAACAGGCTGTCCAGAAAGCGGTTTCTGCCACAGTCACAGAGTCTGCATTGAAACTCCAAAAGAAGATACATCAAAAATTATCGAAGAAAGATAACTCAGGTGGTATGAATCCCGCGAAGTCGGGTAGTCCCCCCGCCATGATTACTGGTGCGCTGAGAAACTCTTGGAATGTAGACCTGTCGAGAATTAGATCAGAAAATCCAACAGCAGTAGTATCTAGCAATCTCAGGTACGCAGCGATACTGGAATATGGATCTCAAAAGTTTGGTCGAATAACACCTAAGTCAAAGAAGTTTCTGACGATCCCACTCAACGAGGACGCTGTAAGAATGCGTCGAAGGAATAAAGATCTGCGACAAGTAGATGGATTATTTATCCTCCCTCTCGCGGGGCAGAGAGTAAAGGGGGGCAAGCGTAAAGGTAAGAGGTTCAAGGGTAAGCGAGGACGCGACACACTAATACTCGCTATGGATCTCGGGAACGGCAAAATTAGAGCCATGTTTGCATTAGTCAAATCCGTATACATCAATAAACACCCATACATACGACCAAGCCTAGAGTCTGTAGAAAAAAAAATAAACAAAAAAATGGGCAAATTAGTGGCTGCTGCAATTAAGTTTGAGTTGGGTGGTCTATGAGCCAGAAACTCATAAATGCGTTGTATACCAAGTTGACCTTAGACCAAACGTCTGGGAGTCTTTATGATGATTTGGGGGGCAGGGTCTACTTCGGGAAAGCCCCAGATAATTCAAGCCTACCACTTCTCATATTCGATCTTATTACAAGCGATGTTCAAAACAGTTTCGGGGGGTCGAGGGTCGATACAGCCAGATTCCAAATTGATCTATATGGATCTATTAAACTTGGTGCGGTAGCAATTGGCAACATAGAGACCAAGTTGTTCTCTTTAATAGATTCAGTTACAATAACAGCGACAGACTATGACAACGTGTCGGTAGCCTGTGCGAGTAGAAGTCAAAGATCTATGGGCGATGAAGCACACCGCATAGTATCTGAGTATGAGTTAATCGGGAGTGCTTCGTAAAAAAGGTAGGATAAGAAAATGGCAATTACAGGAAAAGATGGTACAGTTACGTGGGCTTCGGGGGATGGGTTTGTAAGTGGGGCAATAGACATAAACGCTTGGTCTCTCAATATAACTCAAGAGGTAATAAACTCCTCTGCTTTTGGTGATTCATATACAATGTCACCCACCTTCATGGGTGGACAGGTTGGGGCAACGGGAAGTATCTCTGGTCTAGCGACAGATGGAGGGGTGGCTTTTGATCCTGCCTCTATCACAGGAACTCTTGCGCAGATGGTTCTCTTGACAAACGCTACAGATAAATATACTTTCGACGCGGTACTCAGTGGATGTACCACCAGTGTAAATCGCAATGGCGAAGCAACTGTGTCCATAAACTTCACAGCAAGCGGTCAAATCACAGCAGCATCGGGATAATAAATGAGCAAAAAAAATAAAGCCAAAACGGTGACAATACCACTAAAGGGCGGGTCTCAAAAAGTTCCAAGGCTGACACCTCGTCACATGATTACACTCGGTGACAAGATCTACGATGAACAAAGATCCCAACTCCTCAAAGACCTTGAGGATGCGGGGTGTTGTTCTTCGGAGCGTCGTGACTCACTATCGACCATGAAACGTGGAGTTGTTGGATCATTACTGGATTATGTCTGGACGATGCGCGGAGCATTAGAGGTTATCTCAGTTGCAATTGATAAAGACACTGATGATGTCTCTGAGGAGATCGAGGCTACGTTTGACGAGATTATTGGTTTGGCTGTAGATCTTCTAGGATATAAGGTGGAAACAACAGAGGGTGCTGAAGACAGCAACGACGCTAAAAAAAAGTAGAGAATCAAACCCAAGAGGAGCCTAAGAACTGGATGAGGCAAGTAGCGTTAATAAGCCATTTTTTCCCAAGCGTTGGTCATCCTCTGGATCTCCCAATTGATGAGTGGAATACATTGTCCTATGAACTCAAATATATCATCCCGATCTCGACTGGTAATTTTACTCAAGAGCAATCTACAGAGATGTCGGCTGACAGCGCGGGGTGGAATGGTAGTTGGACATGAGTGACGAACGAGTAGGATCTGTATACGTAAATATATCTGCAAGGCTTGATGACTTTCGTAAGGGTCTCGATGAGGCTAAGACCAAACTTGACAGGTTTCAGAAACAGACTCACCAAAACTTTCAACGTATGGCGGGGGGAAGTAAACAGTCTTCGATAAATTTATCGAAGATGGTTGTACAAGCAGGGAAACTCGCTGTGGGTTTGCGGTTCGTCAATAATGCTCTTGACGCTATTGCAAAAAATCAACTTGTGGTTGGAGATGGCTTTGATGCGTGGGAAGAAAAAGTCTTAAACACAGTTAGGATTATCCCAATTCTGGGAGATATGTATGCGAATATGTACGAGAAGGCTAAGGCTATTAGTCCGTTCAATTCACAAAACATTTTACAGCAGAAACGAGACCAAGAGCGTTTTAGGAAAGAGGTATCTGAGGCTAGGTTGAGAGACCAAAACGAACTGATTGTAAAGGAAACCGAGGCACTTCAAAAAAATATAAAAACCAGTACAGTTAGGATGAAGTTTGAGACAGATGTGTCTCTGAGGGGGGAGGACGCATTAGATTCCAAGAGGGCGTTGGTAGGGCTAGACCGAGACAAAGAACTAAGCAAGATAGAGGAGTTGAAAAAGTCTTTGTACAAAGGGTTTAAGGCTACCTTGTTTTTAGATACAAGAGATGCTGATAAGGCTATCGCGGAAATTGAGCAAACAATATCTGATGCCACTGACGCAGTAAACAAAAAACACGAAGAGCGTCTAAACCTTCTTGATCGAGAGAAGGATCTTCGGCTGCATAATATAGCCCTCAGCGAAAGGCTCAAGGGTGTTGAAATGGAACGGGGTGCATTGCAGCGAAGACAACAACTCAACTATGTAAGATCTCTGGAGTTCAAAGCCCAGACACAGGCGAGTGCGAGAGGTGAAGATGTCAGAACTCCTGACGTAATACACAAAGAGAAAAAAACACGTGTAGACGAAGATATAGCGAGTAGAAGATTGGAAGTTGAAAAAAGACTCATACAAGCCAATGCTGATCTGGAGTTAGAAGTTGATACAGAGACCAAGAAAAAACTGCAACAAAACGCTAAGGATTTTGGCGCAAAAACATTTACCGAAACTGAAAAACAAGCGAATGAGAATAAGCGAAGACGTATTTTGGAGCGCGCGGAGGAAAGGAAGTTAAAATCGGATCAGAATGTCGCTGCCGAGACCGCTAATAGAAAATTATCATTGAAGCGATCTTATCAAGGGGCAAAGCCCGAGACATACCAGAGACAAAGACAGGAGGCAGATAGGGCATCTATCATCGACGAAGCAAATAAAAAGAAGTTAGAGTTGAATAAAGAGATCGCTGCCAAGGTCGATGCAGAACTAAGGGAAATTAAACCCGAAGAACTGACTCAACAGATTCAACAAATCATTTCGAGTGCTGACCCGCAAGCACCCGAAGAACTAACTCAACAGATCACACAAACACTTGATGAGGCAGGGATCCAAACACCTGAAGACATGACCCAACAGATCACACAGGTTTTGTCTGAGGCAGGGATCCAAACACCTGAAGACATGATTCAAGAGATTCAACAGGTTATTGTTGAAGGAGAATATGCAACACCCGAAGAACTGACTCAACAGATTCAACAAGAAAGGGAAAGGGTCATTGTAGACAAGGGAGAAGAGGAGCAAAGGTTGGGTAGAGAAAAGATTGACGCTGAACTCGCTGCACAACTAAAAGCGTTTGACGAAAAAAACACCCACATGACCCGAAGCGAACAGCAAGCGCAGGACTTGGAGCGAGTGGAAAACAGGGGCGAGTGGGAGAAGCAAGAGGGGAGAGATGAGGTTGATCGTCAGACTGAGGCAGAATTAAAAGCCCTAGATGAACAAATCGGAGGTCAAACCCCGATTCAAAGACAACGGCAAGAGGCAATGAGAAATCAGATCATCGAAGAGGGTGAACTTAAAGCAAAAACGGGTAATGTAACAATACGGAATCTGCATGAAGAATTAGATTTACTAGAAAGGGAGCGTGTAGCGAAACTAAGTATCATTGACTCTGATAGGAAAGATTATGAGAGAAAGCAAGGGCAAAGTCTTGATACAAGGCTCAAACACCAGAGTCTGTCTGGCGATGACAAAAAACTAGAGTTAGCATTCTCTCAACTCCAAGAAAGGTTCAAGTCGGAACTAGAGCGTATGGGCGGTCTTAGTATGACGGACGAAAACGCTGACAAACTAAAACTGTTTTACGAGCGCGAGGGTGAGAAACTTGCCAAGTCTGCTAAACCACAGGCAATGGCGGGTCACGTTCAATCTGGTCTAGGTTCTTTCCAAGTAGGTGTAGATCCCGTTGCAACAAAAACCTCTGACGACATTGCTACATTTCTCGAAAATTTCAAGACTTTCGTAGAAAATGCCACCACAGATGGAATAAAAATACAAAACGAAAGTTTTGAGGAGGGCTGATGGGTCTTATATTTCACGAACTTATTGATTCCGCAACAGCCTCAACTAAAAGCGATGGCGTGGGTGGTCTGGCGTGGACAAGGAAGAGGAAGTTTCGTGTCCACAATGATGGC